ATGCTGGGTGGCATGCTGGCTGGTCATGATGAGGGCGCAGACGACAGCGCAGTGATTGACGATGGTGAGCGTAGGAGATTTATCTTCGCCGGGTCTTCTTCTTCTCGTGCTTTAAAAAGCAGTAAAAACGAAAGCAAGTATCGAACCTCGGAGGGCCGTGTAGTGATCATGGAAGCAAAGGGAGGCGTTGATGGGGCCTTGGTTCACATAGAAGGCGGATTGCGATCTGCATGTTCATACACCAACAGCGCAAAACTTTATGAATTAAGAACGAATGCAAAATTCATCCGCGTCAATCGTCAGCTTAATGAGTACTTTGAAAATCAAACAATAGGTATTTAAGGACAATCGGCAATAGATTCCCACTTTGCCGGTATGAGGGATATACATTCCTCACAGTTCATATCTAAAAGAAAGGACACAATGGAAGACAAGGCTAAAGAAAACAAGGTAACTAATGGCGATATTGAGTTCGCATTATTCCTTGCTGATTCCGAAGACAATAAAGAGGCTTCTGGAATGCACAATTTTATAATTCCACCGAGCATCTATAAAGTTTATATAGAGACATCGACAAGAGACGATGGATTTGATCCGGCAGATGAAATGAATGAGGTTGCCTACAACGTTTATGTTGCAGTTGATGGCATGTATTTCATGTTTGGCCAGTTTAGTACTCGCAAGCAGGCAGTCATGTTCGCAGAAGTCACTTCGCTTCAGGTAGAAAAAAATCTGAAGAATAAGCTAATCTCTAATCTGAACACAACAACCTTTAGGGGAGAAGAAGATGAATAAGTCTGGACGTAGAATGGTAAAAGTTCGTAAGAAGCGAAAAGAGAACATCAAGGCAAAGGTGCGCGAACAGATCGCACAAGCAGCTATTGCGAAAGAGGCACGTTCTCGCAAGCGTAAGAAGCCTAATCAGAATTGAAGTTCTTCAATACTGTGCAGCGCAGATTGTGGAATGAACCAGGCTTTTGGTCGATCATTATAAGTTTTTGGTTCATGATCATATCTCTCTGATCCTTTGATCCATCCAGCAATTCTATAGCGACAGGCGCTCCCGACTACTAGGACATATGTCTTGTGGTCGGGATCGTCTTTTCTTAAAATAAGGTCGTAGTCGTCTTCTCTTCTAGTCCTGACTTCAAATTCAAGTACGTCTGGTTGGGACCTAAAGGTATTGACAGTAAGAGCCTGATTGCTTCCTACGTATTTTTTAAATGCAACTTCCCCCCTAGCTCCCAAGAGATGATACTCAAGGTTTCTGCCGCCCTCTGCCCCATGTTTATCTTGTAGCTTAAGCTGTGATACCCCACTCATTCTTGCATTTGCCAGATCGCATGCTTCTGCAAGATCTTTTTTTGATAAAATCACTATTTTTTCTACCATATTTCATTCATCTTCTTGTTTGTTTTGCTATACTATTTATATGTCTATCGACCAAGTCACTCTTCAGCATATGTTGTCGGAAATGCCGCAGGTTTGGGTACGCCACCGCAAGAAGGCAAAAGGAAGGGCTCCTCATTGGGCAAGGGCTAGGCTACTTTCGATATCAAAAAACTTTGCAGTCATCAAGCCGGTCAAGCATGGCGGTAGAATTGAAAAAGTCCAACTTGAGACGATAAAGTTATGGAATAGCATGAATGGTAAGCTTTCCATGAACAATGAATAGACTTCAGCCTATAGTGTATTTCAGCAGTCTTGAAAAGCAAGCCTTCAGGGTAGATCATTACATAAAATCTTGGCTAGATGAACTTAGAGCGACATTTAGAATATTTTTTATTGAGGGTGCTTTATCTTCATCTATAGTGACAAAATCTAAAGATCTATTTAGGGATAGATATTATGTTTCATTAAACATGATTGATGACTTAGCTTTTGCTGCATTTTGTTTTGATGGCGGACCAATGTGCTCATTAGAAGTTTCAAACTTCATTAAAAGCAAAAATATTAAAAGAATTGGCGTTATATCTCGTGGGGAAATAAGAAAAGATATGGAATACGCCATTTCTATGGGCATGTTTGATGTGGTTGTAATGAGCCAGTGGTCTAAGACCCATGGATTTGACAAGCGAGTTTTGGATATTAATCCAGCACAGTCCATATACTTACTTGAAGATTCTTTCAATATAAATATAGATGACAAGGATGCCAGAAGTGGTATATGCGCTATCGTTGATCTATCTCATTCAGTAAAAACTATAGTAAATGCTCAGTTGAATATATTATCTAATGTCTTTGGTAATGGACACTTGCATAATGTTCACGATTATAATATTAAAAGTTTTTCCGATGGCCATATTGTATTACCTCAAGAATCCGAAAGCACTACTATTATAAGATTCGCGGCGTCACTATCATGTCAGGGCTTGCCAGTTTTTGTTCCTAAAGAAAAAATAGATAAATTTGGATTTGGTATGCCATATAAAAGCTTGTTGGATATAAAAAATATGACGATAAATATTAATAAATATGAGAATAACATTAAGTGCTTCAATTCTCATAAATTTGTTAGGGAAATATTATCTATAATTCATAGGAGTTAAAATGAGAGAAATAATTTGGTCTGTTTGCTCTGGAGACAATTGTTTGGCATTTCAAGGTTTTGTGAGATCATTGAGAGCCTCTGGCTATGCTGGAGACATCGTTGTTTGGTCTGAATTTCAGATCACTGGCGCTGAAAATATTCCACTAGATCAAAAAATTGAAATTGATTCTGGTGGTATGTGGAAATTTGAATACATGAAGAAGGTTCATGAGCTGTATCCAGACGCTCTGTTGGCTTATTTTGGACCATATCATTATTCTGCACACAAATTACCTACTTCTTTTGCTGAACTTATGAAAGAAGAAGACGCAATGTGCTTTTTAGAATCAGATATTCTGTGCGAACATACACGTAAATTAGAGTGGTCTGGCATAAATAACTACCAGTTGTATGATACGTCAAGAACATTTGGTAATTTATCTGATCAATTTTACAATCTCAACGCTAATCACTTTTTTGTAAAGCCAGATTATGTTAATACTTTTTATGAATTAATTTCTGAGGCTTCCAGTCACCTTAAAAGAAGACTATTAAAGATTTCAGATGAAATTTGCCTATCAATGGTCATGAATACAATATGTAAGAACAAAAACGCTTGTAGCATAAGAGAAAATGAGAACTGGTACGCCATGGATGTTCAGAATATATTTAAGGATAAACTTCCAGATGCTACTGCTTGGGAGACAGAAGAATGGTTTACTGGAGAAAAATCTATGGTCAATCCTGCTTTGATGCTTATTACAGGAAATCTCAATACTCTTAAGAACTTAGGTAGAAGTACGCTTGGTCCTCGTATAACAAAAGATGGACAAGCACCAGTGGCAAAAGGCTGTAGTTCATGCCAGCGGTCTAAGCCACAAATGGAGGTAAAGCCAGTAACTTAAACGTATTACAAAAATAGTAAAGTTGCTTTTTAAAAGGAATTACTATGATTATTCAAAGTTTTTTAACAATTCAAAACCAGATTAAGATACTGCACTGGCAAACCACTTCCTATGCTGCTCACAAGGCTCTCGGGAAAGCCTACGACGAGCTGGACGACCTTATGGATCAATTTGTCGAGGTGTATGCTGGAGGTGACAGAGGAATCCTTAAAATAGATTCTTTGTCTACTAAGTGTCATGGTATAGAAGCGGTAAAACCTATGGATTTTATTGACAGCGTAGAAAAATTCATTTCAGGTAAGCTTTCTGAGTCTATCTCAGAAGAGCGTACCGATTTGCACAACATCAAGGATGAAATGCTTAGTGTAGTCAATCGTACACGTTATTTACTGAATTTACAATAATATGAGCACAGATCAAGAAAAATTTGAAAATCTTCCCAGAGATTTCAGTATTCCAGTTGTTTACGATAACGATTCGGATATAGATATAGACGATTAGGACAGATGTCCGAGCGGTTGAAGGAGCAGCATTGGAAATGCTGTTTACGGGAGACTGTAACGTGGGTTCGAATCCCACTCTGTCCGTTATTTGGTTGCAGCAATGAATAAGAAAAAAGAAGCCTTAAGCTCCAAATCGGCAATTACAAGGCTTGAGCTTCATCATGTAGACGCCAGTGACTACTTCACTGGTAATGATGAAATTTACTTTATACCGATTCCACCTGGTATAACAGATCACTTGGGATGGTCTGACAACGATCAGCTTGATATGCAGATCAAAGATGGAAAAATTATCTTAACTAAAAAATAGGTAATTATATAGTTATTAAGAAATAGCTACATGCATCGCATATTCGAACTTATAAGTAATTTTACGAAGACTGCCTCTATCTCGCATTCTGTTTCTCGTTTTCAGACTGCGCTAATTAAAGGAAGCAGCCCCAAAAGTGCTCGTAAGAGCATGGAAGTAAAAATACACTACAGATCAAGTCAGAAAAAAGCAACAGTTGATGTGGATGAATTCACAAGATCTGGACATAAACATCGTTGCTACGAACTTGAAGATGTTGGCCGTGACGTATTTAAGAAAATGGAAAGCTTGATATCAAAAGGGCATTGGGGCATGTTTTTTGCTATAGTAAATAAACATCGAATAGTTTCAGAATAAAATATTAAGCTCCAGAGGCTCGATATTGCTCGTCGATGTTTTCCATCTGTACCAATGCTGCCCATTTTCTTTCTCTTATCTTTGCAATTTGCTCGTTGGCATTACCAGTACTGGCAGATGCTGCAGACTTTTCCTCATCTGAAAGATTTTGTATACGCTCTGCAATTTCTTTCTTTTTCTTAAGAAGTTCGTAAAATCTTCTATCTAAAGTGTTTTCAGCAAGCATGTATGTGACATTGACTGCGTTTAAAGAATTGATTCTATAGAATCTTCCCAAAGACTGGTCGTCATCACTTGGAGACCAATCAAAATCGTTCACTATTACGTCTGTCAAAATATTGGGAAAATCTATGCCGGTTCCTCCAGCGTCAATACTGATCACTATTGCCACATATTCTGATCCCGGCTCCTTAAAAGCCTGTATCTCTGATTGACGAATACGTCTGTTCTGACCTCCAGATATTGCTGCAACCTTTTTGCCTTGGCCTGGGAATATCTCTTCCAGTAAAAGCTCAAGTCTTCTTTTAATTTCTTGTAGTGTTTTTGCGTGTGCAGTAAATACTCCAACTTTTTTGCCTTGAGTAATTAAGTTTTCTGCAAGAGCAACAGTATGTAATATTTTTGAATATGCAATCTTCTCTCTTATTTTGCTCATTTCCTGAGCAGATGGTCTATCTCTGTTCCTTACTCCTTTCATAATTTCTTCTATATTTGATTCTGTAACTGCAAATCTATCTTCACTAATTTTGATAGGTGGCATATCTGGATTAACTTCTTGCTTTGTTCTTCTAATGTAAACTCCCTGATCTGTAAGTAAGTCTCTTATTTCATCAGCCTTTACGTATTGGTCTTTTGGGTTTTTGGAATCTCCACCGTATCTGGCTTTAAACTCTTCGTACTTCATTAGTCCAGCATTGTGATTTATTGCTCTGAGCTGATTGTAAATGTCTATTGGTTTGTTTGCGACTATGGTTGCTGATGCTCCCCAGACAAACGGAATGTACTGAGTAACCTCTTGTACATTAAAAGTTCTATGGCTACTTGTGTGTTTCAAATTTATTCTGTCTCTATGTTCTGGATTGCCATTTTTTATCATGTGAACCTCATCCAGTATGCATACTGTAAATAATCCAGACTTTGCCATCTGCGCTAGCGATTTCGTTACTAATTCTCTTATTGGTGCTGGATTGTCTGGGGAGGTAACAGTATCTTCTTCAAAAATTTGATAAGAAACAACAGTCCATTTTGCTGGGATCATCCAATCATCTGATATATCTGAGTCTTTGTCTCCAGTAATTTTTTGTATTTCTAAAATAAGTTGTGGTACTACTGCATTTTTGGTTATTATGAGACATCTGCCGCCGTTTCTTTCGAGTCTCATACTTGCAGCAACGATGCATTGAATGGTTTTGCCTACACCAACTTCGTCGCCCAGCAGCGCATTTTGTCTGCTGTAAAGGAATTTAATTCCATCTTTTTGAGCGTTAAAGAATCTTTTCTTTTTAGGCGGTATGGTCGAATCTCGGAAGAACAATTTTTCATAACTTTTAATATCTTCAGTAAATTCAGCATCGTCTTCGAATCCGTCCATCTCTCCATCAACTCTTGTTTTGGGCATTACGCCTTTTGCCGCCAATTGTTCGATCACATCATGTAGTGCACTAGTGTTAAAGTTATTTCTTTCCAAAATTAGCTGTAATGCTTTTGCCTCTCTGTAGCTGCATCTAAAGAAATAAATTTCTTTATTACCAATATCCATTTCAAAAACTTTTTGCTCTACATCAGTAGAGTTTATGCTTGTTGCTTTATTGGGGAAAATAAAGTTAATAATATCTTTTGCCAAATTACTTGTCTTTGATGGATCAAAAGTTCCATGATATATATTTATCTTAAAATTCCATCCAGCTTTATCAGATTCTGTAGCTCTCACTATTGGGTTGATAGCTACAGCGCTCCCCTCTGGCAATTTTGTGGCAATTGGCTCTAAAGCTGTAGTATTAAAATTACTTCGCTTTAAAGCCTGTATGTATTGTTGAAATAAATCTTTACTTACTGAGGATATGAAGAAGTCATTTTCTCCACTTGCTCTAAAATGGTCTTTAAATATATTGCGTGTTATACTATAAAATATAGCGCTGAATTTGTTGGTAGCTATATGTATCTCTCCTAATTCAAAAGACTTTAATTGTATTGCAATGTCGTCGTTAGGTCTGAACGACTGTGGTATTGCAAAAGTTCCAGTCCTGTTCTCTTTGGCTCCCATTTCTGCCAGTAGATTGAGAATTTTGTCCTTATGCTCAAAAGAACTGCGCATAGTTTTTGCAAAACCATTAGCAGATATCATGTATGCTGGAATTCTGAGTTGCCCAAGTTTTTGGGCGAAATGACAGAATTGCTCTGGAGTTATTTGATATAACCCGAGATTTAGTTGACCTACTCTGTCGATATCTAATGTATAAGTAAATGCATCAATATTCATTATTCTATTTTTCGAGGACTTTGGGTCCATGACCTCCATTTTTACACTATTAACAGCAAGCTATAACAATTTGTCGTATTTAGATGCCTGGATGGAAAGCGTATTATTACAAGATTACAGGCCATTGCGACTATCCTTTGTAGATGATTCCAGTACAGACGGTACTTGTGATCAATTTCCTAAATATGCTCAAAAACTTGCAAATAAAGACGTGCAAGTAGAATACATAAGAAACAGTACAAGACAATATTACGGCAATTGTCTTAAAATTGCTTTTGATATATCTAAGGGTGATTTTTTTGGGTGTTTAGATGCAGATGACGCCTTGCTTCCTGGTGCTGTCAGTTCAGTCATGGAGCAATATATGAAATATCCTAATATCGGATACGTATATACCCAATTTGTGACTGCTGATTTTAATATGAAGCCAATGCGAAAAGGCTTTAGCTCATGCCCTCCACCAAATAGCAATTTACTTAATGAAGGGCAGCGCAACAAGCATTGCTATAGCCATTTTAGGACATTTTCTAAACGCATAGAGAGATTAGATAAGGTTTGGGCACAGAACCTGAAATGTGCGGTTGACAAATATATGGGCTACAGGCTCGAGGAGCTTGCTGATGGACTGTTCCTTGATAGGCCGTGCTATCTATGGAGAACGGGCAGGAAGGACTCTATAGGCCATACGGAGCCTTCTAGGGCTCAATGGCATAAAGTTATCTCTGAGGCTCGCAGGAGGCGTAATATGTGGAAGATAACACCTCATCCAATCATTTCAGCAGAATGAAAGTATCAGTAATCACCACCTTATTTAACTATAAAGCGTATATAGGAGATTGTATACGAAGCGTAGTCACTCAAAATTATGACGATTTAGAAATGATAGTCGTAGATGATGGGTCTTCTGACGACGGTTGCTCAGTTGTTGAGTCTTATGTAAATAAGTATCCAAGGGTCAGACTGGTGAGATTGAATAAAAATTACGGCTATTCAACTGCTAAAAATGTTGGAATAAAATGTGCTAATGGCGATTTGATATGCATGTTAGACGCAGACGATATGCTGATGCCAGACTCTATTGGCTTACGTGTTAAAAAGATGATGAAAGGTCATGACCTTGTTCATGGTTGGGCTTACAATTTTTCTAAAAGAGGCAGATCAGAAAACGAGATGCGCAGTAAATGGATCAAGCACAAAAATGATCCATTGCGCTGGAAGTACATTCATCCTCAAGGCGTTATCCTAAAGAAATCTATTCACGACAAAATTGGCCTGTATGATGAGGAATTAAAATGTAAAAGCGACAGAGAAATGTGGGCTCGAGTATTTAATCATAATTTTTCTATAGGTTTTTTGGATTCGCCTGTGGCTCTATACAGGCAACACGAATGCCAAATGCATAAAAGTAAATGGAAAAGAGAAAATAACAAAAGACTTTCAAGCGAGTTAATGAGTCTTGTCGAAATAAGAAAAGTAGATACATCAGAATGCATAAGACTTTCTTCTTATGATGCAAGTGGTAAAATCATGAATGGTAAACAAAAAATATCTAACGAAGAAGCGGCTCCAATAGCTGCATCATCTCCACAAGATCTTTATAAAGACGATTTTTTTGCAAAGCGTGTTGGAGGAAAGCACGAGTACAATTTTTCTATTGGCAATTACGTAGCGATGAAACTTGGACTTGCTTCTATTATAGATCTTGGATGCGGAATAGGCTCTTTTCTTGCCGGAGCTAAGGCTCATGGGGTAGAAAATTTATGTGGCATAGAGATAGGCTATGATGCAGCAAAGCCACATCTTTCCGCTGAAGTAGCAGACTGCATCAAATTTGGTAATGTTGCAGAAGTTAATAGTTGGGGTAAGTATGACGCCGCAGTATCTATTGAAGTTGCAGAACATTTACTCCCAGAGCAAGCTGATAATTTTTGCAAAAATCTTGCCAATAATTCTTTGCGAATGATAGTAATGACTGCCGCTAAGCCTGGACAGGAGGGTGTGTATCATTTTAACTGTCAGCCTAAAGAGTATTGGATAAGAAAGATAGAAGCGTTAGGCTTTAAATATCGCAGCGACTTATCTGATAGAATAGCAAATGGATTATTAAGAAATGTCCCAAAAATACCAAAGTATATTCCTCAAAATATTATGGTATTTAAGGTAGAGTCAGATCAAGAAAACTTAAAAAAAAACTTAATAGTTGACCATCATTCAGAAAAGAATATATCAGTTAGCTTTGACCTTCCAGATAATGACTCAAGCGGTAAGCATAAATTTTTTCAACGCATCCGTGAGGGTTTAAGGGCAGAGGGGTATTCCATTGCTCGTGGTGGAGAACGGTCCAGCATTCATTTCTATATAAATAATCCAAATAAATATTCAAAAGTAAATATTAAAAGGTTGGATGGAGTTTATTTTGATGGAACTTCATTAACTAAAAGTAGAAACCGTGGGATTTTAAATTCTATATCTGCTGCTGATGGGATAATATATCAAAGTCAGTACTGCAAAGACTTGGGCTGTAAGATATTAAATTTAAAACGCTCACATCCTCATGCAATAATTTACAACGGATGTGATCCATCTGAGTTTAATGTTTCACCAGTTTTGCTTGACAAGCCATATTTCTTGGCTTTATGCAAATGGAGACGGCACAAAAGACTTAAAGAAGCAGTTGAAGGATTCTTGGAGTCTGGTATCAACGACCACTACCTTGTTGTTTCTGGTTCTCCAGATTATCGTATAAGTCATCCATTGATTAAGTATGTTGGTGACCTAAACAGGCAGGACCTAGCAGGCTACATAGCCGGATGTGTTGGCACGGTTCATTTGGCATGGATAGATTGGTGCCCAAATTCTGTCGTTGAAAGCATTATGGCTGGGAAACAGGTTATACACACCGATTCTGGAGGTACTCAAGAGATAGTTAGAGGTAGAGGATATCAGGTTGGTGATGTAGTATGGCGCGGAGAACAGGCAAACCCTAAAGATCCTCCAGGTATAAGTCTGCCAGAAATTGCCAAGGC